CGCAGGATTGAATGTCAGTGACTTTACCTTTAATGTGTCTAACACCTTTAGGAATTGCATAATAGTTTTTGAGATAGTCTCCAAATAGTAGTGCGTCAACGTGATACCCAACAAATCTTTCCAAAAATGGAGGATATAGACGGTTATCTTCAATAGGGTCGATTATATCTGAGAATACCCTACAAAAGGTCATACTGTCAATGTTTCTACCACGTCTCCAATTATAATACTCGGTCAGAGGTATATCCGTGCCTCTTGGACCAAATGGATAATGGAATGAACCGTTTGTGTTGAAGTCAGTAAACTTGACGCTATGTTTATATGTGGCATTACAAGGTGGCATCCAGTCTTCGTCTTTGAGACCGAGATACCGTATAAAGGTATTAAAAAACTGTGTCGTGCTTTCTCCGATTCCGATTCGTGGAATGTCTGCTTCGACAACAGTTATTTCTTTACCAGTTCCTTCAAAATGTCTTGACAACATACTTGCTGTCATCCACCCTGCACTACCACCTCCGATAATGCAGATCCTATCTAACTTCATATGTCAGTAGTTTGTACTACTAATTATAACACTTTTTCTTATACAGATCCAAGTTCATCATATGCACCACCCCAGTTGGAATATCTTTCCCAACAAGGTACATCTGGCGTTGATAATTTACAAGGTCTGTTGACACTTGGTTCAGCAGCATCACTCATAAACTCTGCTATTTCCTCTTCTGTCATTGTGGGGTCCATCATTTCATCAACTGATGAAGGTGATGTAGTTGCTGCCTTGACTCCCTTGATATGGTTAAACCACGTTGCATCTGATGCACCTAAGTCTTTACCTGCCAGTATGTCTTTGTAGAGCATATCTAATTGCTCTCCAATTTCACCATACGCTACAATTCTTGCAGTTGCAGGGTCTGTATATGATTCTGTTCTTTCTATCCATACCATATCAGCAGCGGTAGGACTCCATTCTAGTGTCCACGCTTTTGTTATGTTGTCTGGTGCGTTTACCCACATTTGTGAACAACCTCTACCAAAGAATAGTGTGTATTCTTCCCCAGGTTCTACAATGTCAGCAACGTAACCAGTAGAATCCATTAATGCTTTTTTCATAGTAATCTCCTACTTGTAGTTGATAACAGTAACAACACCATACTTACCATTGGAACCTCTGAATGAGTGGAAGTGTCCACCTGACCCACCTGCTCCGTATGCTGCGTGATCTTCGTGGTTATGTGAGAAGTTACCACCATTTGGCCAACCTCCTGATACAGCACCACCAAAGTGAGAAGAACCTCCGACTCCTCCACCACCACCGTGGTGTGATTGTCCTCCTCCACCCCAAACATTGAGGTCTCCACCAGAACCATTACGTCCTAGTCCACCTGAGTGTTGGTTATTTCTATTAGCACCGTGTCCACCACCTGCTGATAGATAAGGTCCGAATGATGATGAACCACCATCTCCACCGTGTCCGAAGTACCAAGTACCTCCTCCACCACCACCAACTGTAATACCAACTGATGATATGTTTACTACATTTAATACTCGTTCTGAATATCCACCTGACGCTCCTGATTCTCCGTGACCTGACGCTCCACCGCCACCACCTTGAACTCTGATATGTATGTATTTAACACCACTTGGTCTGTTCCAAGTTCCGTTACCTGTCCATACTTGTAAGGATGAAATGTTTTCTGAACTAACATCTGTCCAACTCATTGTTGAACCGTTTGTAGTTAAGAATTTACCGTTTTGACCACTAACAGACGGTACGATCTGACTGGATGAACCAGACATCGTTCCGTTTATAGTGATATTGCTAACTGTCAAGTTTCCGTTAGCAGTGATGTTACCTGAAGCAAGTGAAAAACCACCAATGCCAGACAGGTCTTTAATAGATGCAACTTTTAGGGTACTCATTTTGCCTGTTAATTTTCCTAATGTTATTTATACCTTGAAGCGGTTAACTATAGTTATGCACGTGTATAAGCACGAGATAAGGATTGCCAGTTCCAGGAATTTCGTGGTTATGAATTGAAATATCTGCTCTTTGCATTACTCCACTTGCTCCACTACCATTGCTATAAAACACGTTACAACCGTAACCGTTTACAGTCCACCCAGTAGGTGTACCTGTACCACCCTCAAAACGGGTATATACCTGCATTAAGGTTGCTTTTAATGTGTTATCAACTGGTGCATTTGATAAGTTAATGGTAAAGTTACCACCACCTGTCTTTCTAATAAAAATATTACCACTATCGTTCCAGTTATGGTTTACCGTACCAGATGTCTGATAATAGTAAATATGTTCCTGTAAACCTGCGTGTGATAATGTTCCAGTAAATGTACCGTGACCAGATTCTATATCTTGGAATTGTGCAAAAGACAAATCATCGTCACCGATCATAGTCCAAGTTGCACCTGTCTCAATGGTTACAGTATATCCGTTATCAATCTGTATCGGACCTGCTGAAAAACCGTTAGAAAACTCTACACCACCATTGAATGTAGGTCCAACAGTAATATTTTCTTGTATATTAGGTCCGTTAGTTCTAATAATTGAGTTTTCACCAACAGAAGGACCACCACCACCTACATCATCCCAACCTGGGTTTCCTGCATTGGCATCCTGTAGATAAATCTGTGCTTGGTCTTCAGTCGTGTTATAGACCAAAGTACCATAAGCAGGTGTACCAAGTGCATTAATCTGCGATTGGTTCAACGGTGGAAGATTTAACTGTTCTGATATAGACCAAGCAGTTACAAGACCTCTTGTACTTGCCTGTATCTGATTACCATTAATCTTTGTGGTCATAGTGTTCTACAGTCCTAATACTATTTAGATAACAAGTTCCCTGATTTGGATAGTATCATTTTGTTGCGGTGCTGAACTGATACTAAAGTCAACTGCATTACCAGTAACTGTGTAGTCTACACCTGGGATTTGGGCAACACCATTTAAGAATACAAGAACAGAATATGCTGTGTGACCTGCTGATATTGCAAACGAAGTTGTAGATCCATTACCTGAGTATGTAACACCGTTATTATTATTAGTAATACCAGTTGCTAATCTATACTTGTCAGCAGCACCATAAGTTCCAGTAACATCTAAGTTACCATCAAGGAATGTATTACCTAATATCTTCATCCTATTGGATGCGTCAGGCATTGTACCTATACCATAGTGTGTAACGTTACTAAATCTTCTTGCTTTTATTGGCGTGGTGTCAGTCATACCAAACTGATACCAAACTCCTGCCTGATACATCCAACCCATTGAGTCACCTGCTACCCAATCAATATTGTATATAATATCTCCGTCATTAAATGCAAGTGTAGCATCAATATCTGGTTGACCTGATCCATCATCCTCTGCTAAGAATGTCTGTCTAAGAACTGTACCATCATCATTTGAGTATGTAAGTCTTAGAGTCTGAATATTCTCCTGAGAAGTAATTCTCTTCTGGAAAGTAACAGGACCTGAGAATACAGATTCTAACTGGTTAGATGCTCCACCAATTACAGTCAGTTTATCAGTCAGAACAACCTCAGAGAATGTCTGAATGGTTGTATTTTCTTCACCCAATACGTTAAGTTGAGCAATATCCTCGTTTGTGATCTGACCTGTAACTGGGTTGATAACTTGGTTTCCAACGAACAGTTCACCATCAGAGTTAACACCAGAGTAGTATGCAACACCCGCTGCTTCTTTCAACGACTGTGACAGTCTGACTTGTGCAGGGGATAAAACTTCTACCTGAGTTGACGGGAACGCTGTTGAATAATTTCCTGGTCCGAAACCTAAGTACTCAAAAGTATGACCTGACGCTCTAAGAATAGAATAACGTCTAAGTTCACATAATATAGGTGCTACTGAGTTATCTGCATTTAGTTTCAGTGCAATCTTTCTTTCTTCTTCATCACCAAGACGTGATGTAACAACAATACTGTTCAATGTATTTGCTGTAGTATTATATCCTAAGTTATTCTCTTGCTCTAGTAAGAAGAACTGTGTAGTTTCTTTTGTAATTGATAGTTGCTTATCTTCATTTGGATTTGGTGAAGCACCATCTGTTGTTGTTACCTTACCAAGAATTTCATTATCTGCTACTGAAATAGCAGGTCCTGGGTCTGCAAGTGGATTATCTCTATCAAATGTAGGATACACATCAACAGTCTGCTGTGAGAAAGCAAAGTTATCAAAGTTTGATGTTGCAGGTGATACACTAGCATTAAGTATAGTTAGGTAATAGATACCATCAGCGACACCACGTTCAAACTCTTGGAATGTCTCAACTTCAAAGATATAATATGTCTTATCATATGCAGGAGAGTTAGTCTCAGATGATCTAGGTTGTATGACGAAACCAGTAATAGGAGTTCTAGGAACTGGGAACGCATCCTTGTCTAGTACATATCTAAATCTGTAGATTCTATCCTTAAGGTCTCTTGCATCGGGGATTCTTCTAATGAATGTAGTAGGTGTAAATCCTAAGTTATTGTACTGACTGTTTGCAATTAGAGTTGTGTAAATATCATTATTTGCTGAGTCAACCTGTATGTACCAGTTAGATTGGTTGGTATCATATTTAATTGGGTTTGCATCATCACCTGGGGATGTACTTGTAACTTCTTTTCCAGAAGGATCAATCTTTGCTGTATGTGTTGTAGGAGCAGATGCACCCGCTGCAACTAATAGTACATTAATCTTATCAGGTAATGTAGGTGAATCTTTTCTCGCACCTATTGTATAACCCTGTATCTTTGAAGGTGGTTTACCATTTTGATTGGTGTAACCATAGAGATATAATTTTGTGGGATCTGCTGCTGCTTTTATCTTTTGAATATCTAATGTAACCCAGTTGATTGATACTTCTGCAATATCTTCTAGTGATTTAGGTGGTATAACGTGTGTTATCTGCCCTGCTTTATCTTTTGTAAATGATGCTGACTTAAATCCTTTTGATCTTAGTGATGTATTACCAAAGTTTGAGTTAGAGTTGGTAATTGATAAGTCACCGCCACTCTCTGAGAAGAAGTGATCTCCAAATCCAACAGCGAAAACAGAAACGACCTGTATGAATGAGTCATTAGATGCGTGGATGTGAACGTGTCGCCAACCTTTTCTATACTTTGCTAGACCATCAATATGTGCACCCGAACCCGCTGCCTGTGCTTCATAGTTACCAGTTGAAGCATTATACTTAACAAAAGCACGGTCATCTTTCTGTAGAGAGATTCCCGTAAACTGTGCCACAACCATTGATTTGAAACCAGTTGCTTGTGAACCATCTGCGTGCATACCATTGATTCCCCAAACTGATCTTAGTGAACAGTTGAATACGTATGGTGATGCAGAGTCAACTGTATCAATCTCAACTTTAACCAGTACGTTAGAACCGATAGCATTACCAGTTGGTTCAGAACTCATCTGATATGTAAACTGGTTGCCCTGTGCTGACGTTACAAGGAAGGATCCGTTATAAAGATTCGCATCTGCCTCAGTTGGACCCGTGACCCCTGAGATATTGACCGCGACCCCGACAGAGAAACCGTGATTAACAGGATTATCTTGAATGTCAACAGTAAACGCAGTCGCTGTCTGTCCGTTTCTGATGATCTGTGAGACTCTGAATTCATCTGAGATAGGTCCTACAATTCTATTTTCTTCTACTCTTGCCTGTAACTGGTCTTGTGCGATAGTACCAGAAGTATCAGGAATTGTTGCATATGCTTTAGAAATCTTCTGATAGTAAAGATCTAGATCATTTCCATTTGCATATTCAAAACAAGTTATTTTATGATGTGAGAAGTTAGGTGCAATGACATCAGTAAGTTCTGGTCTATAATATACACCGTTGTTGTCACCATCAAAGAATGACATCTGCCAGAAATAGCATCCACCAGTCAGTCTGAATATAGCAGAAGTTCCTGGTTCGTTAGCAGAGGATATACCTAATGACGCTTGTGTTGTAGGATATGGAACATACTTAGGTACAATTTTTGTACGTCTTAAGTCTGATCCAACAACAGAAACACCCCTTGGGCATATAACTCCACCATTAACAGAGTTAAATTTATATAAGATGTTATTTGAGGAAGTTAATTCAAAGTTAGAGTTCTCATCAAATGGAGTAATTTCTCCAAATGTTGCAACCCCAGGTCTATTATCAATTACATATTCTGAAGGATAAAGATATATACTAAATGCGTCAAATTCGTCATTACTTAAACCAACCCTATATGAAAATCTTGCCACCTCTAAGAACGCACGTTGTAACGTTTTAAAAGGTCGTAACGCTGAGTTACCTCGGTTGTCATACGCATCCGACGCATCAAAATCATCAGGGTTGACGTATATAATACGACCAGTCCTCGATGTGATAATATTTTTGAGACGGGTTAGTGCCATTTAATTTTTATCCCTTAATTACTATTTAGATTCCACCTGCGGGAGGAACATAATCTACGATAGTATAGTCACTTACATTGTTAACAAATCCATTCACTTGTGCACTCATATCTGCACTTGAAGCATATACAATCAGATGAGATCCAGGTCCTATAACTAAACCTTTATGTTCTACTGTTGCGTTAGCACCAATAGCAGAATCATAATAGAGATAATCTCCAGTCTCCACATCAGTTGCAGCAGTCACACTACTTACTGTTGCTATTGATCTTGTTAGACCCTGTACAGGAGGAGTATCTGGGAATGTATCAGACCCTGTGAAAGCAGCAGGTGAATCATTATCAACAAATACTTTCAACTTACTTGTAGCAGTGTCCCAAGAAGTTACATAACCGAAAGCACCTGCTGTTACAGTACCAATAGTCTGTGATGCAGTACCAACTGTAAATGTATTACCAGTTATAGGAGTTCCAACTACATCATAGATGAATACCTCTGTAAAAGTAGGATCAGGGTTTATATCAATAGATCCAGAGTATCCTGCTGTACCATCAGCATAATAGAATACGGGATCAGGAGTCGTAGCAGAAATTGCAATTTCAATGTATGCAGTACCACCAGAACCTGCTGTACCAACCTTTGTAACACCAGTTGTGAACTCAGTTCCTGGGGTTGGAGTAGCGTTTGTTCCATCATTAACATCAGAAAATCTTAATGCTAAAGATGTATTTGTAGAATCAGAAATATCAAATCTATAAGTTTGATCTACATTTAACTGGAATGTTGTATCTGGTTTAACTTCTTGTCCTGATACAGTTGCCCAGATATATCCCGCTGTAAATGTTTTATCAACTGTGATAGTATCTTGAACAACAGCAGTTGCTCCTGATGTACCACCTGTTAATGTCTCACCTGTTTTAAAGATGAAGAAACCTGCTGAACCCGCTGCTGTTAATGGAGTGACTGTTACACCATCGTTATGGTTAGCATCAGTTGTACCCATCATTCCACGAGTAACTGTAACGTCATTAGTAGAAACGTTAGTTGCTTGCATAATTTCATTACCAACAACAATGTATGAACCAGAAAGTATGGCAGCACCACTGGTTACAGTTAAAGTTGTGTCTCCCGCTGCAAAAGTACCACCCTCGTTAATAGTTGTGGTAGTTCCAGATGGAGTATATGCTGTTACGTATTGACCTGGGGTATGTGTTGCAGGAGTTGTACCAAAGGTTCCACGTGTGATTGTTAATTGCCCAGGTCCTGTAGTACCTGAGTCAAATGTTGCAGCACTGACAGTAACTACCTCGGCAGATGCAGTTCCGTCAGATAAGAATAGATAATCGTTAGCATTAATGTTTGTGGCAGAAGTAACAGGTACTGAGGTAACACCAGTTCCCATATTTGCCATCTCAATATTTAAACCCGTAGAAGTTGTTCCTCTAAATGTTGCAGTCAATGTAGAAACACTACCAGTTATTGTTTCACCACCTTGGAATGTACCCGCATTTTGTGCTGAGTCAACTCCGATAGTACTTGTGGTTCCAACTTTTGTATAGTAAGTTGTAGTGGTTGTAGTTTTTACAACGTCAGCAAGTTTTGCTGTGAAATTACTTTGACCACCTGTAATTGCTAAACCTGGGGTTGCGTCTCCAACAGTCAATCCTGGGTTTAGTGCTATCTTATACTTTGATAATACATTACCTTTTTGAAATTTGTAAGTATTAGCATCAAGTGTAAGTTCTTGAGTGTAATCTTTATGTGCCAGTCTGTACGTTCCCGCTGAACCTCCACGGTTGCATACGTGTACAACACCCGATGTAGTGTCGTTAATATCGGAACTGTATAAGACTGTATTTGTAGTTGCAGACGGTGCTACCGCTGCTAGTCTTCCTGCTTTCATTTTTTAGTTACCATCCTGCTGCAAAATGTTGTTGTAATCTAAGTCTGCCACCTAGATCTGGTGCTGAAATTGGACCACCAAACGAAACACCCAATGTGCCTACGTTCGCTGTTGATAGTAGTGTAGCATCAGCATCAGGGAACTGAATTGTTTTAGTTCCTGTGATATTACTTAGATCAAGGTTAACAATCCTTTGATCATCTACTTCATCAACTAATTTTAATGCGACAATAGATTTGTTGCTTAAAATCTGAGTTGCTTGCGTCGCAACTAAAGTGTTGTTTGCAAGTATATTTGTATTTAGGTTAGTTGCAGGGAACTCATATTTAAGAGTAGTTGCACCCGAAACATTTGCTAAGTCAAAGAAAATACGAGCAGTAGTATCAGCACCACTAACAAAGTAGGGGTCTGCATAGTTTTTGTTCGTAAAGTTTTGAGTTGCTTCAATACCTGCTACTGTGAACGATTGATCAGGGAATGTAACAGTTCTATCTGTTGTAACTGCTCCCGAAGCAAACGTAACTTTTGGTGTTGGTGCATTTGGATCTCCCGATGCAATATCAGATATTGAAGGGTTGATCAAATTCTTGTTACTAACGTCTTGTTCAGTAATAGTATCTATCAGAGTTGACTGTGATGCTGAAGTTCCATAGTCAGGTAGTCTGTAGATGTGTTCTACTGGTGATTCCCAAGAGTCAGTTTCAAACTTTGCTATCTTTCCCGCATTTGATGAACCAATTATCTGTAAGTTACCATCCTGTATGATGATAGTCTTATTAGATATTGTCTGTGCAGTGTCATTACCTATAAGAGTTGTAGATGTGAAACTTCCTGTGTTAGGTAAAGCAAAGGTACGAATACCTGCACCTGTTGACACATTAGAAATTTCAAACTTTGCTCTTTTATCAGGGTTCTGATCATCTGCTAAGAAAAAGTTAACATCTGTAAGTTCTGTAGGTCCATTCACTAAAAATTTCCCAGAACCTTGCGGTCTGAGATCTATGTTCACATTGGATGAAGTTGTGTCACCTGCAATCAATCGAATAGTTGCTGATCCATCAGCATTATTCTGCTTCCTATAGTACATAGATGATGTACCGAAAGCAAGACCTATTTCGTTATATGCGTTTTGGTATAATCCAGTGTCTCTATCCAAATCAAAACTAAGACCTGGTGCGGACTGTGACCCTGCACTAATTCCTTTGAAAAGTTGGTTTATCCTTGCTTTTCTATTTGGTATTAGAGGGTCAGATATGACAACAGGTAGAATCGCTTCACCAGTTAACACTTCATCCGCTAGAGTCTCTAATTGTGAAATTCTCTTTGTTCCCACAGCACTCAAGCGTTATTTGATACAATCTTATTTATACAAGTTTCACCTGTCCTAATCCCTTTGTCTCCAATCATCTGATCTATTGTCATTGTGAAACCAATCCGCTATGTCATCTGCACCGCTGAAACCCTTTTTATGTTTACTTGAATCCGAGTCTCCTATATCCAAGTACTTAAGAAAAGTTGAGTCATCATCCGTTTTTAATCTTCTTGCTTGACTTAGCATTCCTCTTGCTGATGTATTTGCTTTTGATAATTTCTCTGCCCATATCATATCATCTAAACTTACTTCTTGGTTCGCTGCAATAGACTTACAGATACCTTCTAACCGAAGGCGATAGGCAGTTGATAACATAAATTAATAAGTAATATTAATTTTATTTATCTCTCAGATACCTGTTGTATTAGTGTGTCAATAGATCGAGACATACTGCGATACCCCGTTCCTACGTATAATTGTCCTAGAAATACAGACACGGTTGCTGCTCCCCAGAATACATAATACCATTTACTTTTAATTTGGTAGCGTTTCATACTATAAATACTGATAGAATTAGGAATAAGTCAATGCACTGAAACCTGCTTTACATTATATCATATAAACTGAAAAGGAGCAAAACTTATGACACATAATATTGTCCCATACAATCAACTCAGAAATTTTCAACCATCAGAGGATCAGATGTTAGATGAATATTATGATTGTATTGTAGAATGTAGAGAAGACCAAGGACTGTGTAAACGATATTGTCGTTCTATCCTTGAAAGATAAAAAGAAAGAGGTCGCTAGGGGACCTCTTTTTATTCGGGAAATTTTAACATCGTATTATGCTCTATCGTTTTTGCAGCGTCTGCTAGTGCGTCTCTGACAGTAGGTTGTTGACCTGTTGCCTGATAAGCAAGATTGTTTTGGTCTGTCATTGACCATCTCCACTGGTGCATTTCATTACAATACCAGAGTTGTATTTGCATATGGTGTTCGTGTAAGTTAATAGGGAATCTCCGTATCGCACTTAACTAAGTGTGCGTCTAATTCAAATATAATCGGGTGACATAACTCTTGTATTAAATATGATGAGGATTGATAGATTTCCTCCATAGTTAACCAAGTATTTCTATTTGCCAACTCTATCATATCTGAGTCGGGTCTGTTAATTTCGTCGAAAGTGAATGCTAAACCATTAAGATAATAAATCCTACACAATCCTATTTTGACGACATAACGGAAGTCGGAATAGATGCGGTACATTTGCTGAATAAGAAAGGACCTTTTTTGGAACCCCAGAGCAATTCTCCTTCCTCGTCATACCCTTTATCATCAGACTCAAAAGAATCTTTAGTTAAAGTTATTGTAGAAACAACTACACCTCTGCCATTATGGGCATCTGGTTCGTTCTTACCTATCCAACCTCTCTCACTTTCAGTAAAGATTAGACTAGGCATTTTTTTATCAGCGTTAAATGTTTCTAACAGTATGTGATCTTTTTTAGAAACGACATTGTGTGTTCGCTCGCGATACACTTCTCCGTTCCAGTCATACCACTGTTTTGAACTCAGACGACCTTCATCATTGAAATACCAATAGTAATGGATATATGCAAATGAAGATGGCCACATTTGTGCCTGTCTCAAATTATGCCAGTGGTGAACCAAAAGATCCAGAAAGGGTTGTTGATCCATCGTATATTTTATATATTATAATTGCTCTTTGAGTTCACCTAATGTTTCAGTCACGTAACTTTTGACTTCTGCATCACTTGGTAAGGTAACACCAGGTATAGGGGGTGGTGGACCTGTCATAGGTATAGGTGGAGTCTCTAATGCTTCTACCTGTAACTGTCCGTCAGGGATTCCATTCATTAGAATGTTTCCTTTATCTCCTTCTATGAGAACTGTCTCTCCTCTTTCAACAAGTTTGAAAACAAAATTTAAGTTCTCAACTGCTTCATCTTTTGTAATTCTGATCATAATTGATAATGTCTTTTATCTGATGGAATTGATGCTTGAATTATCTCAACCATCTCTTGAAAATTTTTAGCACCTTCTTCATCAAATTCATAAGGAACTATAGTTTGATCTCCTTCACTATTTAAAATAGTTACGGTTCGTTTTGGAAAGTCAATAATGACTTCTTCGATTGTGGTTTCCATTGCGTCCCAATAATCTTCAATCATTATAACTTAATTTAACATCAATGGCAACCCGTAAATATTGGTAGGACCAACTCTACAACCGAATGATGCTTTACCTGCTGTTACACCGTATCTTATAGTTCCTACACCTAGAACACTATTAGTAATAGCACCTATACCTTTAATTCTTTCTGTGATAATTGAAGGAACACCTGCACCAACACCAATGGTTGCTCTAACAGAACCAACTGTACCACCCATAGTTTCAACTATACCACAAGGTTTTGTAGTTCCCACAACAGAACGTATATAAGCAGCAGGTAATAAAGATCCTGTTAATCCTTCACTTTGTAATACAACATCAGGACCTTTTATCATAGTTAATCTACCTGTAATAGCAATAGGTAGAGGATTTAACATACCAATCATTGTATAGATTTGGTTGTTTACAAAATTAGTTTCCCAAGCACATTCGTTGATAATCTCACCAGAAATAGCATTCATTAATGCTTGTGCTTTATTGTTGATACTATTTGCATTGACTTCATAGTCGCCAATAGCAGTCATTGTCATATTTGCTGCTTGTATTCCATAAGTTCCTTGATAGTTTACTTCGTGATCAGCAGCAACAACCTGTGTAGATTTTGCTTGTTGTGTTCCTGCTGTAGATCCATCTTCACCTTCTACACCAACACCATTTGATGCGTGTTGATCGTGTGAACCACCAACTTCTACTTTAAAATCTCCATTAACTTTTAAAGTGTAATCACCTTCAATAGTTACACAATGATTACCTTTGACGTTTGTACATAAATCCTTACCAACAATTTTAGTTTCATTTCCAGGTTGGTTATAATGTGTATTACCAAAACGATCTGATATTTTAGTCTGTCCACCTGTATCCATAACAATAGTCTTCTCTTTACCTTTGTTATTATCTTGGATAATAGAAGAACCATTCATAAAGGTTTGCACTTCCATATCATAGGATTTTAGACCTTGATACATTTCAGTGATAATATCACCTTGAGTTTGTGGTTTACCAGTTACGACATCTATACCAACCTCTCGTGTCATAAATTCTGGAGCAGTTGTGCAACTGCTAGATCCCCACAATGGCAACCAGAAATTACTCTTAGATTTTCTTATCTGTCGTCCACAATTTTTCTTTGCTAATAAAGATGTAATTAAACCAAGAATTATTTTTACAATATTCTGGAAGTTTAACTTACTAAAATCCATTTGGAAGATACTTTGGATCTTA